CTCTGACATTTCGGAACGGTGTTGCGGATTAGTTCTACCTAAAAATTTAGGTTCTGTTGGCAATGCGGCTATTAGAGTTAATGGCCCATCTGCAACTACTGGTTCTCTTGTAACAGTATCTTCAGGAACGCAATCAGATATTGCTGCTACAGACTTTAGTGGCGATGAGGAACTGCAATTTACGTTTTCCTACATTGCAGCATAAAGGAAATAAAAATGTCTCTTACTAAAGTACACAATAGAATGTTTGCCCAGACGGTCTTTAACGTAAAAGATTATGGTGCTTTGGGTGATGACAGTAATGACGATACAACAGCAGCACAAGCAGCTATAGATGCGGCTGAGGCAGAAGGCGGCGGTGTTGTCCTCTTCCCAGAAGGGACATATTTGTTAAATAGTTTTTACTCTGCATATACACCATCTGGCAGAAGTAATGACGTTGCTCGATTGTATGTTGATGGGGATAATATTTCTTTTGTCGGACAAGGTGCAAAGCTAACTACATCAACAGGTGATGGAGATCGGCGTCATTTTTTCTTTGCTAATGGGGCAGAGAATATTCATTTTGAAGGTTTTATTTTTGACAACAAAGGCATTGCATCTGCAACAAGACGAACGCAAGCAATCACGACAAATGGCACGAAGAATATTACTATTCAAAAATGTACTGTAGAAAACGGATGCCTTGGTTTTTTTATTGGCAAGAATAGCCAATATACTTCTATCACTGAATGTCACGTTGACGGTGCTTTAGCTTTAAATACAGGCGGTGATGACGCCAAGCCTAGTGGCGATCAGACTGATGGAACTGTTTCCGACATTGTTGTATCGAAATGTTTTATTGAAAATTGCAGTGAAGCAATAGATATAAATCACGATACTACAGATTTTATTATCTCAGAAAATTATATTACGTTGTCTTCTGGTTCTGAAGAAGCCTTAGACATTGGTGGCTCTACTGTTTGCAGAAACGGTGTTATCTCAAACAACTTTATTGTTGTAAACTCTGCCGATGCAGATGGTATTTTGTTAAAACAGGAAACCAAAGATGTTGAGATTACTGGAAATAGAATTAATTACACGGCAGCAACGTCTACTACAAACTATGGTGTAAGACTAAACGCATCTAACTTAGATAATTTTAAGATTACAGATAACACAATAAAGAATTTTTCTAGGGGAATTGTGTCCGAAACATCTGCTGGCACAAACTTTACGATCAATCAAAACTTTGTATCCGATACTGCAACATCTGGAATTGTTGTTCATGCTACATTTGGTTCAGTATCTGACAACATTATAGATATGTCTGATAGTGGCAACACAGGCACAGCAATACAGTTGCTGGGTTCTCAGTTTAACTGTTGTGGAAACAACATAACTGGCAACTCTAATATGTCTAAGACATTTGAGGTTGATGCCAGCAATACTGTTTGCAAGGGTAATAACATTGTAGGCGGCGTTGTTCCTGTAACTTTAAACTCTAACAACATTGTATTTGATGGTAACAGTGTTTCTTCTGGGACAAGCACAGCTATTGATGTTGATGGTCCAGAGAATGTAGTTGTTAGCAACAATATTGTTTTTGACAATGATAGTGCTTCATCAGCTACAGCAACCATTAATTTTGCTAACGTAACTAACGGGTCTGCTACGGGTAACATGATCTACGATACAAGGTCATCGGGCCAAACAGAACTTGGTAAAATCGTTGCTGCTGCTACTTGTGATTTCATTTTGTTTGCAAACAATACAATCTCAAACACTGTAACATCACCAGGCCAAGTTACTATTAACGGCGCAGTATCTAATAGCAGCAACACAGATAACTTAGTTTAATGCGCCTAGTGCGTGGACAGTCCAGCCAAGGAGGTAAACATGGCACTGACTAAAACAACAGTAAACGATAAGATCGAAGTCATTAACAATGGTGATTGGTCAACAGTGCAGGTACGCACTGCGACTATCATTGCAGAAGATGGCACAGAAATCAGCCGTACATTCCACCGTCATGTGGTAATGCCTGATGCTGATCTCTCAGCAGAAGATGCTGATGTTGCTGCTATCTGTACTCCAGTATTTAGTGATGCGGTTAAGGCTGCTTATGCTGCACACTTGGCAGAGGGAGAGTAATCATGGTTGCTGTAACAGAAACAATTAGCTCTAACGCAAGCACAGCCTCTCTGCAGGTAGTTGGTCACTTCAACCTTTCTATCTCTGGTACATGGTCTGCTACAGTTACAGTACAACGTAGCTGGGACAACAGCACATGGTTCGATGCTGATACCTTTACATCTAACTATGAAGGTGTAGGGTTTGATGCAGAGGAAGTCTACTACCGAGCAACTGTCTCAGGGTATTCCTCAGGCTCTGTTGTCATCCGTCTATCGGATAATCGTGACTTCGGTTCCAAAGACGTCTTCGTAGCTTAGAGGGTGCCATGGAAGATAATTGGCACCTCAGTAAGTCAGTACCTGTAACTCTGGTACTAGCTATCGTTGCACAGACAATAGCCCTTGTCTGGTATATCTCCAGTTTAGACAGTGCCGTAAAGGCCAATGCAAGAGACATCATCCGTAATGAAACTCGTTTAGAATCTCTTGAAACTATCGTTCAAAGCCAAGCTGTAACTCTTGGTCGTATGGATGAGAATATTAAAGCTATTAGAGACTCAGTAGAAAAGATGGCTAGTCAATGAGAAACATCAACGAAATCTTTATACACTGCAGTGCAACTAAACCTAAATGGACAGAGAAATCTAGCTGTGCTGCAAAGGTTGCTGAAATCCGTAGGTGGCACGTAGAGGAAAGAGGGTGGGCAGATATAGGTTATCATTTCGTCGTAGATCGTAATGGTGATGTTTGTCCCGGCAGACCTGTAGAGAAAGCAGGTGCTCATGCTAAAGGCCACAACAAAAACTCTATCGGTGTTTGCCTCATAGGTGGTTTTGGTTCTGATGCTAATGATAAGTTCGAAGAACATTATACAGAAGATCAGAAAAAAGGATTAAATAAGTTACTAGATAGCTTGACAGCAGAATACTCAGGTGCTATAATACGTGGACATAACGAAGTGTCCTCAAAAGCCTGTCCCGGTTTTAACGTAAAGGATTACCTCAATGACAGATCAAGCCTTACCGAAGAAGCAAAAGACCTTGAAGAGGGAAGTGGCAGCCCTATTGTTGGTAGTCCTTCTATTGCTGATTTGCTTATGGGTCTTCTTCGGAAACTCCTTAGCAGGTGAGGCAGTAAAGGTACTTAACCTGCCAATCTTTACCTTTGCTGGTGCAGCCTTTGGTTTAGACTCAGTAGTTAAACAATGGAACATCAGTAATAAATGAGTGTAACTTTAGATCAGATTAGACAAGCTGCTGAGAATGATCTAGCCACATTTATTAAGCTTGTCTCACCAGAGCAAGTGTTAGGCCAATGTCACGAGGATGTGTGTAACTGGTGGACTAGAGGGGGTTCTAAGTCTCACCAATTGTTACTCTTCCCTCGTGACCACGGCAAGTCTAGGTTGGTAGCTTACAGGGTTGCATGGGAACTAACCAAAGATCCTACGTTACGGATACTGTACATCTCAGCCACTGCAAACCTTGCAGAGAAGCAACTAGGGTTTATCAAGGGTATCCTAACCTCAGAGACTTATAGTCGTTACTGGCCTGAGCATGTTAACAAGGACGAAGGTAAACGAGTACGGTGGACAACATCAGAGATTATGTTAGACCACCCTCTTCGTAAGAGAGAGAATGTTCGTGACCCTTCTGTCTTTACTGGTGGTCTTACCACTTCTCTCACAGGGATGCACTGTGACATTGCAGTTTTAGATGATGTTGTTGTCTATGAGAATGCATACACAGGTGAGGGACGTAATAAAGTTAAGAGCCAATATTCTTTGTTGTCCTCTATCGAAGGGGCTAATGCAAAGGAGTGGATCGTAGGTACTCGTTACCACCCTGCAGACTTATACAACGATCTGATGCAGATGACTGAAGATCAATATGACGAAGATGGTAACAAGGTATCTGAGGAACAGATCTACGAGGTTATGGAGAGGGCAGTAGAAGACCGAGGAGATGGTGTCGGTGAGTTTCTATGGCCTCAACAACAACGTAAAGACGGTAAATACTTTGGCTTCAATCGTCAGATCCTAGCTAAGAAACGTGGTCAGTATTTAGACAAGTCTCAGTTCAGAGCACAGTATTACAACGATCCGACTGATCCAGACAACGTACCGATTGAGAGTAACAGGTTTCAGTACTATGAACGTAAACACCTAAATCAAGAGAACGGGTTTTGGTTTTACAAAGGTGCTAAGTTAAATGTATTTGCTGCAGTTGACTTCGCATTTAGTTTATCAAAGAAAGCTGACTACACAGCTATTGTAATTGTAGGCGTTGACTCAGACAATAATATCTATGTCCTAGACATTGATCGTTTCCGTACAGACCGTATTACAGAATACTTCGAACACATTCTGCAGTTATCAACCAAGTGGTCTTTCCGTAAGATGCGAGCAGAGGTTACAGTAGCACAACAGGCAATCGTTAAGCAACTCAAAGAACTTGTCAAGCAACATGGGTTAGCTATTAGCATTGACGAGTACAGACCCAACAAACATCAGGGTAATAAAGAAGAACGTATAGCTGCTACACTTGAGCCTCGTTATGATAACATGCAGATCTGGCACTACCGTGGTGGTAACACACAGACACTAGAAGAAGAACTACAGTCAAGGAACCCACCACACGACGATATTAAGGATGCTCTTGCTTCTGCTATTGACATTGCTGTCAAGCCTTTCAAGAGTGTTCGTAGAGATAGAAGTACTAATATCGTTTGGGCTAATAATAGATTTAGAGGAGCCTCTTAATGGCAGGTGAAACAATAGAACTAGAGTACTTGCTAGGTCCAGATTCTATGGCTGTAGAGGTGGCTAATCGGTGGCGTGAGTGGTCTAACCTTCGTGAGAAGAAAGTAGAAGAGTGGAAAGAGCTACGGAACTATCTGTATGCTACAGACACTAAGACAACAAAGAATGCTATGTTGCCTTGGTCTAACAGCACCACTACTCCTAAGCTTACACAGATCATGGACAATCTCCATGCTAACTACTTTGCTACTTTGTTCCCACAGTCTAAGTGGATGCGGTTTGAAGCAGAGACTAAAGATGCTAATACCAAAGCCAAACGATCTGTTATCCAAGCATATATGGACAACAAGGTTCGTCAGTCTGACTTTGTAAACATCTCTAGTGATTTGTTATATGATTACATCCAGTACGGCAATTGCTTTGCTACTGTGGTGTGGGAAGATAACTATCAGGTGAAAGCAGAAGGCGATCTAGTTGTAAACTATGTTGGCCCTAAGATGGTTCGTATCTCACCCTACGACATCTGTTTCAATCCTACTGCCCCTAGTTTTGCTAGTTCTCCTAAGGTCATTAAGTCTATCAAGACACTTGGAGAGATCCGAGGGATGATCGACAGTGACCCTTCCAAGAAATATATGGAAGGTGTCTTCGATAAGATGATGAGTGCTAGGGCTGCTGTAACTGGTTCTGATGCTACCTACAACAAAGCTGATGGTTATATTGCTGATGGCTTCACATCCATTCAACAGTATTATGGATCAGACTATGTGGAGATCCTGACATTCTACGGAGACTACTACGACACTGAGAACGGTGTGCTGTATAAGAACCGTATCATTACTGTTGCTGATCGTGCTTACGTCTTAGCTAACGAAGAGAACCCTAGCTGGTTAGGCAATGCTCCTATCTTCCACGCAGGATGGAGGCCACGCCCAGATAACCTATATGCAATGGGTCCACTAGATAACTTGGTTGGTATGCAGTACCGCATTGACCACCTAGAGAACCTGAAGTCAGATGTATTCGATCAGATTGCTTACCCGATCCTCAAGATCCGTGGTGACGTAGAGGACTTCGACTTCGAACCCGGATCTCGTATATACATGGGAGAAGAGGGTGACGTAGGTTACATGGCACCTGATGCAACTGCATTGCAAGCAGACCTGCAAATTAGAGTGCTGGAAGACAAGATGGAAGAAATGGCAGGGGCACCCCGTCAAGCTATGGGTATCCGTACACCGGGCGAGAAGACAGCCTTTGAGGTACAATCCCTACAGAACTCTGCCTCTCGTATCTTCGAACATAAGACTGCCCACTTTGAACGTGTATTCCTTGAACCAATCCTCAATGCCATGCTTGAAGTGTCTCGTCGTTATATGAATATGTCAGATACAATTCGTGTACTGGATGATGCCACAGGTGCTGTGTTGTTCCAGACTATCACGAAGGATGACATTACAGCTAAGGGTAAGATTGTTCCTGTCGGTGCTCGTCACTTTGCTGAACGTGCTCGTCGTATTCAGAACCTTACTCAACTCTATCAGATCAAGTTATCTGATCCTACCGTGTCTGCTCACTTGTCGGGTAAAGAGTTTGCTCGTATCTTGTCTGAAGAACTCGGTGAACCAGAGTTGTTCTCAGAGAATATTTCTGTATCTGAACAGCTAGAAACACAACAGCAGATGCAAGAGGCAGAAGCTATTAACCAAGAGCAACTAATGGTTGCACAAGAGATGGGGATCTAAAATGCCTTATAAAAACGGTAAAGTTAAACCATATAAGAATACAACAAAAAAACCAGTAGAGAAAAAGAAACCTAAGAAACCAATGAAGAAGTAATGAAATCTATTTGGTTAAAAGGTCTTAACGGACCAGAGAAAGAGAAACGTAAGGCTGAGATACTAGGTTATCGAAATGCCTTCGATGCTCTTAAAGAAATTCTCGAACAGAACTTCAAGAAGAAAGAAGCAGTTCGTGATTACGAAGTACCCAATTGGGAACTACGACAAGTGGCAGTCAACGAGTACAACCAAGTGCTTGATGATATGCTGAAAGTGATAACTTTAAACAAGGAATAAAACATGGATGTGTTTACTGAGAGTAGTCAAACCACGGACACTACTCAGCCAGAGCAACAAACTACTGAGAGTACCCCACCACAGGATTCTTTTGTAGCCAAGCTCGTTGAGGCCAAGGGAGATAATTGGAAAGATCCTGAGGTACTAGCTAAAGGGAAACTAGAGGCTGATACCTACATACAACAACTCGAAGGACAACTC